CTGCAGCGACGCGACCACCACTTCCTGGATGTCGTGGCGAACGGCCTGGGAGGCGACGCAGAATCCGACGCGCGCGGCGCTCAAAATGCGACGCAGCAGGTTCCCGCACGGAATCGCAAGAAACCGCAGCGTTCGTCTGAACGCCATGCCGTGTCGCCACTTATGCGAAGTGGTGCGACATCGTGCGACGAACTGAACATCTGTTCAATGGGCGATATAGGAACCGAACTCCCTGGGCAAAACACGGGAAAAACTGCGTCCGCTGCCGGTGACGGCGCAGAATCCGACGCGCGCCGCCAGTTGGAGGCGGTCGCTGCCGCCTGGGCACGGCTGAGCCCAGCGGCCCGGCGGCGAATCGTCCAGGTGATTCGAGACGAACTCGAACGGTCCGCCACCACGAGCCGCCGCTAGTGGACGCTCGTGCCCTACTGGTCGCTCGCTCACGGGCCAGTGGCGGCGTGTTTTGTATGTACCAAGGAAAGCCAACCTTGCGTGGCAATCCGCCGCTACTGTGAAGGTAGCGGCGATGACTGCGAGTATTTCGTTCTACGTAGAACGAAGATTGTTTCTCGCAGGCGTGGCTGCTGCTACAGATGGCAGCATGAGCACCACAAACCACGACTTCACGACCACTGGCGAGATTCTCAGCCGCGACGAGGCGGCCCGGTTCCTCCGCGTCTCGGTGGGCACCATGAGCCACTGGGCCGCGACTGGAACTGGGCCCAGGTTCTCACGCAGCGGCGACGTTCGAGGCCGCGCGTTCTACCTGCGGAGCGACCTGCTCCGCTGGGTGGAATCACGCAGCGTCCAGCCTCCGCAGGAGCGGCGGTGATGGCGAAAAACATTATGCGAATGAAAAACGGACCACGTAGGGAAACTCCGAACGCGCGTCCGCAGAACGGACATAGGGGGAGGTGAAGATGCCCAAGCGGCCCCAGCCTACGGCCCTCAAAATCCTCCGTGGCAATCCTGGCAAGCGGCGGCTCAACGCCGCCGAACCGAAGCCACGGGCGGATGGCATCCAGCCTCCCGCGTGGCTGACGGGCGATGCCCTGGCGAAGTGGAGCGAACTGTTCCCGATTCTCCAGGCCGTGGGCCTGCTCACGCGAGCCGATGTCGGTCCGCTCGCCCGATACTGCGACACCTGGGCGTGGTGGCGGCGATGCCGCGATGTCATCGACCGGGACGGGGATACCGTCGTGGTCCGTGATGACGCTGGCAACGTGAAGTGGTCGCAGCAGCGGCCCGAGGTCGGCATCGTCTCGAAGTTGGCCCAGCAGATGCACCGCCTGGAGGCCGAGTTCGGGCTCACGCCCGCCGCCCGGTCTGCCATCCAGGTTTCGACCGAAACACCCCGCGACGAACTCGAAGAGTTCTTCGCAATCCATGGAGCCTGAGCATGAGCCCAGCAGTTGCGAAGCAGCGGAAAGCAGACGACACCACCACCATCCCGGCGGTGGCCGAGGCCATCGAACGGAAGCGGGAGGCTGAGCTCGAACTCCTGAACCGCAGGCTCGCAGCGTACCGCGAGGCGGTGACGCTGGCCGCAGATGGCAAGCCGATTCCGGCAACCGTTGCCGATTCGGCGGTGGTCGCTGTTCACGAACTGCGACTTCGCCACGACCGCCTGAGCGATGACGTTGGCGTGATGACGCAGGCGCGGTCGCTGGAGAAGCAGATGGCCGAGTTCGAGGCGGGGTCCCCAGCCCGCCACGCGAGGCTCAAGGAAATCAAGCTTGAACTCGTCGCAGCGGAGCGGCTGCTCCGCGACCTGCGAGCGGAACACCACAGGCTCAGCGTTGCGGGTGCGGCCTGGGTGGCCTGGAAAACTCAGCGGTCCGAACTCGAGCGCGACAACCCGCACCTGTTCCGCTCCGCAGCCAGCATGAGCGATGCCGAATGGCAACGCGTGCGAGCCTGAGCGCGCGGGCCATGTGCCCGCGTCGCCTGTGCCCCAGGCGTCCTAAACCGAAATCACCACCACCGCCTCCACCGCCCAAGGAACCCAAGCAGTGAAACTCGAAACTACTTCGCTCGAACGCGGCCTCCCGCACCGTCGCACCCTGTTTGATGACAGCGTGGCGCGTCGCACGTTCCCAAGCGGCTCCACCATTCGGGCCGGTGTCCATCGGCCTGTTCTGGACTGGGCGGCAGCGGCGGCCCGGTTCGCGTGGAACACCATCGGCGGAACTCGCCATGACAGCGGAGACGGCCGTGGAGACGACATTGAGGTGCGGGGATGAAACCGTTCGCTCACGATTCGGGAATCCGGTTCGCCGCGTTGACACCTGCCCAGAGGGTGCGGGCTGCAGGTGTCGCGGACCCGCTCCCGGCGCGGGCTGCGCCCTCGCCCGCCGCCGGGGGCGTGCGGTCCACCGGGAAGGCGTCTGCGTCGCCTGGGACGCTCATGGGCTACGTGGTCGCGTTCGATTCGCTGAGTTCGGACCTGGGCGGATTCCGTGAGCGAATCGCTCATGGTGCGTTCGGCGACACGCTGCAGGCCGTGAAGGAACGGCGGCACGACATCACGCTCCAGACCGAGCACGACACGCGGAACCTGCTGGGCCGCGTCGCAGCGGGGAACCTCACGCTCAGCGTGGACGAGTACGGGCTCAGGTTCGTCGTAGTTCTGCCGAACACCACGCTCGCCCGCGACACTCTCGAACTTGTGCGGACGGGCGTAATGCGGGGCGTGAGTTTTGGGTTCTCCCAGGCCATCGACTCCTGGGACCGCAGTAGCGGCGGCACGGTGCGGACCGTGAAGCGGCTCAAGCTCCACGAGGTTTCGCTCGTCGCGTTCCCAGCCTACGGGCAATCGTCCGTGTCATCGACACGAGCGATGCCCACGCCCGGCAACTGGGCGGCGGCTCGGCTGCGAGCGACTGCCGCCCGCCCTCAACCGAACACCACTTCGTCGGTCCGATTTGAGCGGAACGGAATCCAGTGGAGGTAATCGGGCATCCAGCCCAGCGTGGGCTGGATGCAAAACGGGCAGCGGTCGCCACCGCTGCCCGTTGAAATCACGAACGGCATGGAGCGCCGCAGTGACAAGTTCAGTTTACCCGCCGCCTCCAGCGGCGGACGATAGTGCCCTCGCGTTGCGACCACGCGACGCGGCTCGTGCCCTGGGTATCTCGGAGCGGACCTTGTGGACGCTCACGAAGCATGGGCAGGTTCCCCACCTGCGGCTCGGCAAGGCCGTCCGCTACCCCGTCCACCTGCTGCGGCAGTGGATGGAGCAGCAGGCCGGGCAGGTGCGGCATGGATGATTCGCACGAGTTCGAGCAGCAGGCCCGCCCGCTCACGCTCCAGGCTGCGGTGTTCCGTTGCCTGCGGGAGCACGGCCTGGAACCGCAGTTGAGCGATACGCTGGGGCGACGCGTCTCGCCAGCGTTGACGTTCGCGGAGCAGTTGCACCGTGCCACGCTGGCCTCCGATGTCGCAGGTGAACTGCGCGACCACCTAGGGCTGAGCCACGACGAGCGTCGCTGGGTCCACCGTGTGGTGGATGCGGCCTGCGAGCGGTTCGAGCGGCGGCAGCGTCGCCAGCAGCGTGCAGTTGAGCGGCCTACCGCTCGGCCCCTCGTCGCCACGAGCACCACGACCACGACTGCGGTGGTGTTCCGAAGGCGGGAGGGAGGCGCCCATGGCTGACGACACTGCGACCGTGGCGGGCCTTGCCATCGACTGGGAGCCCATCGGCATGGGCGGCAAGGTGCGGCTCATCGTGGCGGATGCCACCTCAGGCGAGACGCTGGACATCGACACCACGGACCTGTCGCGGGCGGGCGACCGCGAGGCCGTGGCCCGCCGCCTGGCGGGCAGGCTTCCAAAGGGTTCGCTCCCATCACTCCAGGCCGAACTCCTGCGAATCGCCCAGGAACGGTGCGGGCTCGCCAGCGTGCCCCAGGAGCGAATCGCCACGCTCAGGGATGCCATCCAGGAGTGGCAGAGCACGGACACCACGCCCGTCGTGGAGACGGGATTCGGGCCACTGGACGCGTTGACGGGCGGCGGGCTGGCCCTGGGCAGCGTCAACGTCATCGCTGCGCCACCGTCCACGGGGAAGTCTGCGTTCGGGCTCCAGTTGGCCCTGGGTGCGTTGTCACTGAACCCTGACCTGCGGGTTCTGTGGGCGGCGGGCGAGATGTCGATGGAGTTTATCGCGCAGCGCGCCATCTGCCGTTGGTCCGCAGACGGTGAGCCCGTGTCGATGTCGCGGGCCGCTCAGCGGACGAACGGTGCGAAGGCCGTGGCCGAGCAGCTGCTCGCCAGCGTGGCCGATAGGTTTCATATCCTGCAGCCGCCGCTGACGGCGGACCGCCTTGAGGCGGCGCTCGAGACGACGAAGGCCGCGCTCGTCGTCATCGACTACCTGCAACTCGTGACGCTCAGCGGAGCGGCGGACCGGCGGGCCGAAGTAGATGGCCTCGTGCGACGCGTGCGGGCGTTCACGCTGGAGCACAAGACCGCCACCATCGTTGTCTCGAACGTGGCTAAGGGTGTCACGGGGGAGACGCGAATCGGGGCCATCGGCAAGGAATCATCGGAAATCGACTTCGCCGCCGACGTGCTGCTCCTGGGCATCGCTGACGAGCCCGAGAACGACGACACCCCGTACCCCGTCCGCTGGAAGGTGGCGAAGAATCGCCACGGGCCCAGGCGTGACCTGGAGACGATGTTCGATGGGCGGCTCCAGACGTTCACGCCCGCAGCGGCTCAACCGCTGGAAGAGTTCGCAGACTTCGCCCAGCGGCCCAGTAGGAGGCCGCCGAAGTGACTACCGATAAGCAGCCGCACGAGCGCGGCGAACTCCAGCGTCGCGTGTCCGCCATCATCCAGACGGGCGTGTTCGCCACGATGTCCAGGCCGGGGCTCGTGGTGTTCCTGCAGGTGCGGCAGTGGGCGGACTTCCGAACGTGCCGCCTCACGGTGTCGCTGCGGAAACTGGCCCAAGAATGTCGCGTTGGCCTGAGCTCAGCGAAGCGTGGCGTGGATGCACTCATGGTCGCTGGCGTTCTCACGGAGCGGCCCACGACGCGGCACGACTTCCGCGTGTTCGAAGTGACGCGGCCCAAGCGCCGCCGCCGCAGGAATCGGCCTCCCAGGGACGACCGGGGCGTGGAGACGAAACCGTGGGAGACGCAGTGATGGTGCGCGGCAGGTGTTCCATATGGGGGAACGGGGTGTTCCACCTGGGGAAACACCCTGTTCCAGATGGGGGAACATAAACCATGGATTCCTCCATGGAGAAACCATGGAGGAATCCGAATCCATGGTGCGGACATCGACTTCGCCCCTTAGGGGGCTCGTCGCTGCCGCTGCTGAATCGCTGGGGGCCGCAGTGGTCCCTGGCTGTACCGATGGCAACTGGAGACGATGACCATGGGCGCGTTGACACTGGCTGGCGACGAGTTGGTGGTGGCGATTCGAGCAGAGCACGAGGCCGCGTCTCAGGCGGCACGTTCGGCCCTGGAGCACGCGCTCGTGTGCGGGCGACTGCTGGCCCAGGCTCGAGCCTCCATCCCGCACGGGGGCTGGGAGACGTTCGTGGAGAACACCTGCGGCATCGCCCCGCGAACCGGGCGACTGTACCTGCGGCTCCACGCGAACCGGGACCGCCTGGAGAATCGGCAACGCGTTGCCGGTTTGACGGTCCGCGAGGCGGCGAAGTTGGTGGCTGAGCCCAGGCCCGCCACGGTGGCGACGCTGGAGCCCGGTTCGGGCGAACCCGCGTGGTATCGCTCAGGCCACTACCACCTGGGGCGGCATCCATCGGGCTGGGTGTTTCATGTCTGGCCTCACCCAGCAGGGGAGCCGTGGGTTCACCTCGTGAGCCTGGAGCCGCTGGGAACGGCGGTGGACGATGACATGGTGGCAGCAGGCCCGAAACGCGGCCTGCGGAGCGATGCCATCGTGCGAATCCTTGAACTGCAGACGGTGAACAAAATGCCGCCGCTGAGTGACGCGGGCTGGGATATCACTTCCAGGCCCGTGGAGCCCGAGGTGGCGGCAGCGGAGCCCCACTGCAACCGCTGGCTGTTCTGGGATGACGAGCACTACCGGGTCGATGGCCTGGGCCTGCAGCCGAAGCAGCACGGAGCCGCGTCTCACGCGACCGCTACGTAGTCGCGGCCCGTTGGCCTTGAATCGTTCCGCAGGATTGCGGATTCTCAACCCACGCCCCACTCGAAGGAGAACACCACCATGGCGAGCCTGAGCACGAACTCGAAGGGTCTGCGGCGAATCCTGTTCGTGAATGACGCAGGTGAGCGCCGCTGTGTCCACCTGGGGCGGATGCCGCAGAAGGCGGCGGAATCGTTCCAGCGTCGCGTGGAGGAACTCAACGCCAACCGCGTCGCGGGCGTGGCGAACTCCACCGAACTCGCCGCGTGGCTGCGGTCGCTGCCGGATTCGGTCCACGCGAAGTTGGTGAACGTGCGGCTCGTGGAGCCGCGAGCGGCTGCTCAGGTGCGAACCGTTGGCGAACTGCTGGACGCGTTCGAGTCGCGGGCCGTGGTGAAGGCATCGACCCGCAAGGCGTACAAGCAGACCACCGATAGCCTGCGGGCGTTCCTGGGAGCCGAGACGGCCCTCCAGGCCGTCTCGGCGGAACGGGCGGACGCGTGGCGGCAGTGGATTGCCACGAGCACGGAGCATACGACGAGGAAGCGGGGCACGACCGACAATCGCCTGTCGCCCGCCACTTGTGCGAAGCGGACGTTCGTGGCCCGTGCCGTGTTCCGCAAGGCCGTCCGCTGGGGCTGGATTGCGACGAGCCCGTTTGATGGGGTCCAGGCGGGCTCGCAGGCCAACCCGGCGCGGGCGTTCTACGTGAGCCCCCAGGCGACGCTGGCGATTCTGGAGAAGTGCCCCAGCGTGGAGTGGCGGACCATCGTGGGCCTGTGCCGATACGCTGGCCTGCGATGCCCGAGCGAACTCCAGGGGCTCACCTGGGATGACATCGACTGGACAGCGGGGCGACTCACGGTCCGCTCAAGCAAAACGGAGCACCACGGCGGCGGACACGAGGTGCGGCACGTTCCCATCTGCCCTGCCTTGCGGGCCATCTTGGATGACGGGTTCGAGCAGGCGGACGATGGGGCCACGCTCGTCGTGCCCAGGGTGGCGAACGGGAGCGTCAACCTGCGGACCACGTTCGAGAAAATCATCACGCGGGCCGGGCTCGTGCCATGGCCTCGCCTGTTCCAGAACCTGCGTTCCTCATGCGAGACGGACTGGGTGGAACTCTATCCTGCTCACGAGGTCGCGGCGTGGCTGGGACACTCGCCCACCGTGGCGGCACGGCACTATCTGCAGCGACGCGACCACCACTTCCTGGATGTCGTGGCGAACGGCCTGGGAGGCGACGCAGAATCCGACGCGCGCGGCGCTCAAAATGCGACGCAGCAGGTTCCCGCACGGAATCGCAAGAAA